TAAACAAATGTCTGAACTTATTTATGGGACTTGGGACTTTCCTAAGCCAAAAGGGCGCAATATAGCAGAACCACAGGATGAAGAATCTGGTGGCGCAACTGGTGAAAAACAACTTAGATCATTAGCTCGTTATCCAACTCCTTATCAAACTGCTCTTGGTTTATTGGTCACATTAAAAAAACAAAAGAAAATGTCAACTTTCTTTAATCCAAATGTTGACTCTGATAATCATGTCCGTTGTTCTGTAAAAGTTACAGGTACTTATACAGGTCGATTATCTACTAGCAAAAGTATCACTGGAAGTGGGTCAAATTTACAAAATCAGCCAAAAGAAGCCCGAGAAGTTTACGTCGCAGAAGATGGTTATATTTTTGGCCAAAGTGACTTATCTCAATCTGAGGCCAGAATAGTCGCAGCCCTTTGTGGTGATCCTGTGTGGCTTAAAGAGTTCGATTTAACTGATCTACATACTGCTGTAGCTGCTCTATTATTCAACATAACTCCTGATAAAGTAATTAAATGGCAAAGAAACATAGCTAAAAAGATAGCACATGGAACTCATTACGGAATGGGACCAATGTTACTTAGTGAAATCCTTGGGTGTACTCCAAGACAAGCTAAACAATATCGAGATCGGTATCTGGAAATTCGTAATAAAGTGACTGATTGGCACAAAAAAGTAGCTAATACGTTAATTACCACTAAATGTATTAAAACACCTTTTGGGCGTGTTATTCAATTTTTTGGCCCAATAACAGATAATGAAGGACAAAATTTCTCAAAGATACACAGAGAAGCTATTGCTGCCGAACCTCAATCTATTTCTGTTTCTTATATCAATCAAGGGCTTGTTAAATGCTATAAAACAATTCCTGAGTTTGATTTTCGTAATCAAGTTCACGATTCTATTCTTTTTCAAATGCCTGATAATTTTGAAACTATTGATACAGTTTTTCGACAGATGAAAGAATTAATTGAGGTTGATTTAACTGTAAATAATATAACTTTCCGTATTCCGTTAAATTTTGAATTAGGTTATGATTGGAAAAATATGATTGAACTAAAATCTTTAAATGACATTAAAAAGGTGCATGAAGAACTTCAGTTTAGCAGACTTTCCACATTAAATTTATTGTGATGGCATATGAAATTATGCAAATTTCTGGAAGATTATTTATTCTTCACTCAAGGAAATGAAACACCGGAGATAATGCATCTTTGGGTTGGTATTTCAGTCCTTGCTGGAGCAGCAGAAAAACGAGTTTGGATAGAACGAGGATTCTTTCGTAACTATCTAAACTTGTATATCGTCTTATTAGGCCCACCAGGGGTCTGTTCTAAATCAACTTCACTAGAACTTGGTGGAAAAATGCTGAAAGAGACTGGTTATTCAGTTCTTGAAGGATCAGTTCTGAAGGAAAAAATCATTCTTGAGATGGTACAACAACGCCGTGACTTTCAAGTTGACGATAATACTACTTTTCCGCATTGCAGCATTACCTATTTAAGTGACGAACTTAAGACCTTACTTACAAGTGGATCTGAGATGGGAACATTTTTAGTGGATATTTGGGGCCGTGATGACTTATATGTCTACAAAACAAAGAACTCAGGTCAAACTGAGATTCCTTATCCTTATTTTAACTTGTTAACTGCTGCCGTCCCACAATGGTTCGGTACTAACTTAGCATCAGATATGGGTGCAACTGGCTTGTTGGCTCGCTGCATCCTGGTTTATCAAGACAAAAAAAGAGGTAAATTCCCAGATCCAATAGTTACACCTGAACAATGGGAGGCACGTAACCGATGTGTAAATCATTTGCTCGCTATGCAAAGCCATTTTGGCCCAATTCCTACTTCTAAAGAAGCAAATGATTTTTACCGGTCTTGGTATATGACTCAAGAACCTTCTCCAACTGAGGACTTTCGGATAGTTGCTTATCTGGAGCGACGAACAAAAGTTTTCGTTCTTAAAGTTGCTGCTTTAATGGCATTAGGGGATGGTAGATTCTTGATTGATAAAGTTGATATTGAACGCTCTTTGCATGTGTTCAACTTAACAGAAAAACGCATCAGAACAGCTTACTTAATTGCCGGCGGAAACCGTCTCGCTCCTCATGTCCAACGTATAAAAGACATTGTAAAGATAAATAGTGGCCGCATGGAAGTCACAAAACTCTATAGCATCTTCCATACCGAACTTGAACCAAATGATTTCAAAACGGTCTTACAAATCTTAAAAGAGACAAATGATATAGAACTCAAGATCGAGTCATCAAGAACTTTTATTTATCTCAAAACAAAGGAGGATTAAATGGGTGAGTCACAGATTATCGGTGTTCGCTTCTCTTTGGAATTTGCAGAACGCTTAAAAAAGATGGCTAAGGAACGCTCCATTGGTGGTAACAAAGTTACTGTTTCGGACCTAGTCCGGGACATCGTTATTAATAACCTTGATTTTTCCTATAATTTTTCACAATGGGAGATAGAAGCTTGGAACCTGTTTAATGTGAACGCTCATAACATAAAATTTGCCCTTCATAACTCCACAACCGCCGAACAATTTTTCTCCATTCTAACCCGATGGTCAAAGGACACAAAAATCAGGGTTATTCCAAGTCCTGACATGACCATGATTGAATTTACACATAAAGATCGAAATTATGTATTGACGCAGCCTCGACATATCGCTAAGTTGCAGGCTATTGCTGAAATTGTTGACGAATTGGCAAGGCAAATAACAGTAAGTGCATTAGAAGGAGTGGACGATGCACAGACGAGTCTATGTAACGGGACCACTGGAGGGGGCGACTCTCCAGGTAATGAAGAATCATAGGACAAATATAGACCTTGTTTGCAGACGAATACTAATTGCTGGCGACGTTCCCATTTGTCCTATACTTTTTACTCATGATTGGCAAAAAGATCCACGATTTTCTAAAAAGCTTGATTGGTGGATTGATAATGTTTTTAAAATCTATATGATTGACTGCGAAATATTTTGTTATGTGCCTACATTGGCTGGAGTAAAAAGTGATAGGATGGAATTAGAGAAAAATCTTTGGCGTTTAATGGGTGATGGCAAGTTTATTATTGCTGATCGTATCCTAGATATACTGACAAGGGGGACAAATGGCAATATTCGATGATCCATACACAAATAAGTCTATTTTAGATTTATATGAAAAGTTTAAAGATCAAAAATTCATAACATACCTGGCAAAAAGATTTATTTTACCTAAACCTCTTGATGTTATTGCTCTTGAATTAGGATATGAAGTAGGTATTTTCCATAAGTTTTTTGTTGAATTTCCTGAACTGGAATTAAAATTTAAAAATGCAGTTGAAACAGAATCAAGTAATGAAACAGATCTTTTAGTCCGTCAAGGTTCAACTCAGGCACTTAGACGCCTTGTTGAGATTATTGACCCAACTGCACCTGCTTTAGACAACAAAGACTTGATCACTGCCTGTCGAGCTATTTTATCTGTTTCTAAGCCAACCGGAAAACCCACGGAAAATTCTGACCTCGACAATTTAATGAAAGATTTGATAACTGGAGGTAATGGCGAATGAAAAGGCATCTCAAAAGCAAGTTTTATACATAGTTTCTCAATTAAACAAAGCCTACGGACAGGACTTTGAGAAGTGGGCTAGAGAAACAATAGACTTTTCTGGTTTAACCTATTCATCGCTTACCGAGCAACAATCTAAAATTTCCCAAACTTTAGTCAAAGATAAATTCGTCTGTGTTAGCGCAGGGGGTGGTATAGGCAAATCCGCCTTGGCTGCACTTTTAACTATTTGGTATCTCTCATGTCATCCTTACGCTATTGTTGCCACAACAGCCCCAACAGCAAAACAACTCGAAGATGTCTTATGGTCACAGATAAGTCAGTGGCTTAAACGCTATAAATACCAAGATCTCTTCACCCTTCTCTCCCAAAAGCTTTATGTCAAGCATTTCAAAGAATGGTATGCAGTAGCTCGTACCGTTTCTAAGGACGCTCGCCAACTTAACGACACCCTTGCTGGATTGCATTCCTCATCAGGCAATATTTTTATAGTTGTCGATGAAGCTTCTGGTGTGCCTGATCCTGTTTTTACTGCTTTGGATGGTGCTTTAACTTCCAAAGGAGCTAGTGTTCTCCTGATCTCCAATCCAGTTTCCACTGGTGGCTACTATTATGATACCATAAGTGATCCAGAAGGTAAAGGTAAACATTATACTGTTCTTTACTTTGATGCCCGTAGTAGTCCATTAGTTGATAAGAATTTTGAAGAATTAATAGCAGCCCGTTATGGCCGTGACTCAGCAATGTTCCGTGCTAAGGTCATGGGTTTACCTATTGGCTTAGATGAAGCCTTTCTTATAACTCCTCAAGCATACGATAAACTTATTCGTGATAACACCATGATAATGGATGGAAGAGTTATCCTGGGAGTTGATGTTGGTGGCTCAGGCTCAGACCCATCCGTCATTTGTCATCGTCAAGGTAACTCGATTATAGCATGGAATGACTTTGCAATCAACGATACCGCCTTTTTGGTAGAAGAAATCAATCGTATCGTCGCCACCAAGTATGCTAACAAGAACGTATGTGTAGTTGTTGATGCCTTAGGAATAGGTGCAGGCGTCTACAGTTACCTTTCTCGTTCTCGTAAATTTCCTGTTATTGGCCATATTGGGTCAGAAAAAGCCTTCCAAGAAAATATGTTCGATAACAAACGAACCGAAGCTTACTACAAGCTGAAACAAACCATCCTTGATCTTCAATTCCCAGTAAAGCCACCAGAAAGGCTCAAAAAAGAGCTAGTTAATATTGAATTTGACTATTCTGGGCTGAAGATCCAGATGAAACTTACCAAGAAACAACTTGTTTCGCGTCTAGGGTTCTCTCCTGACAATGCCGATGCTCTCACTTTAACAACCCTTATAGATAGTTTTTCAATGATGGCATCTTCTGGATTTGTATCTCCTGGAGCTAGGACAAAACTTAGCTCATTAATGCTGCAACGCAACCGAGAACAGCGTTATGGTAAGTTTGCTCGTTTTATACGATAGATTTTTTCATTATGCAAAATGCTTAAGGAGTTTAAAATGATAAACTTACGAAATTTTATTCCGCTTTCAAAGGGCGCAGTAATCGTCAATCCACCCACCTTATACAAAGAAACTTCTGAGTTTCCTAGAATAAAATTATCCTCACTTGGAAACGCTAAAAACATCTACGGTATAACAGGCTTGGATAGCGCTATGAAAGGTTATCCTTCTTCGACTGCTGAACCAATGAGTGAATTACTTGCTCCTGGTGGGTTGAAGATTTACCAAAAGATGCGAAAGAACGACCCCATTGTCGGAGGACTGATTTTATTACTTGAAACTGTTATGAAACGTCTGAAATGGGAGATAACTGGACCTAATGCGTCCTTGGTAAAAAAGATGTTTGACGAAATGGAAACTCCAATGGCACAAATCTTTGGAGAAATTTCTGAAGCTTTCTGCTACGGTTTTTATTTAGGAGAAAAAGTTTGGCAAGTTAAAAATGGTCTTGTGACCTTAGTTGACATCGCCCCTCGTTCACAACTCACGATCGAAGCTATTAATGATGACGATGGGATGGTTCTCCAGAATACTGACTCCAAAGGGCAGTTAACTATTCCTTATGCAAAATGTCTTCATATTACCTTTTCAACTGAATGCCGCAATCCATTTGGTTCCTCGATCCTTCGTCATCTTTACAAACCTTACTATTATAAGGTATCCATTGAAGCAGCGGAGGCATTAGGAATCGAACGTGACTTAGGTGGACTTCCTATAATGACTGCTCCTGAAGGATTTGACTTCAATTCCGCTATTGAGGGTTCACCTACTTATAGTGAGGAAATTGCTCAGACTTTGGACTGGGCTATTTCCCTAGTTTCTCAAGTTCGTCGTGATCAGCAGCAAGGTGTTGTTAAACCCTTTGGATGGGACTTTACTATTCTTCGTGGTGAGCAACGGGCAGCTGTCCCGACTTCCGACATCATTGCTCGATACAACACTGAGATGACAACTGGCATCCTTGCTAACTTTATCTCTCTTGGAGCATTTGCAACGACCAACAATGCTAACACCGAAATTCATGTAGCTAATTTCTTAGCTGCTTGTGAATCCTATGTCAATATTATTGCTGATACTTTCAATAAACAGATTATTAAACCTATTTGCAAATATAATCGTATTGAGCAACAGCCTCGCATGACTTTAAAATTAAAAAATATTGGCATTCTAAAGGCCCTTGGCACTTTTCTGTCAGCAGTTACTGAAAAGGGGTTGATTCGTCCGACTGAAAGCATCAAACACACCATTCTGGAACTTTTAGACTTCCCGGACGATGAACCCCTCATAGATCCAAACGCTACGACTGATAAAAACTCTTTGGAGGAGAACAATGCCTAGTATAGATAGATCCAAAACCATTCCTGCTTACATTTATGAAGCTTACAATACCCAAAGTAAGCGCCAGAAATTTCCACCTAGTCACTTTCTCCTAGTTGACTCAAGTGGCAACCGAAAATTTCCTTACCGAGATCCTAAATCAGGTGCCATTCATTGTGGACTTCTTAGAGCCGCTATGTCTCGTGCAGCTCAATATAATTACAATGAAGTTGAAATCAAGGCTCGCACCATTTATGAAAAAAGTTGTAAAGAAAAAGAAAAGGACATCGAAATCAAGAAGCTCGATATTCAAGGTGAAGAAGTTTTTGGTATTGTAATTGCTCCTGATGAATTAGATACAGATGGCGACACTTTCACAAAAGAAGCTATTCGTAAAGCTTGTTATGAATATAACACATATTTTCAGGGAACAGCTTATCGACATGGACTTCGTCTTAACACAGAGCAAGTAAATCTTTTAGAAAGTTACTGTGTTCCTACTGATCTTGTGCTTGAAGGTGAAACTGTTAAAGAAGGCACCTGGGTTCAACGCTGGAAAATAAAAGATCCTGAACTGCAACGCCAAATCCGTGACAAAGAGATTGTTGGGTTCTCGTTAGGTGGCTTCATTATAGACAATTCATCCCGTGGTTAACTCTCTTTCCACTTCTCTGTTGGCCGTCGGAGACTGCCCACTCCGACGGTCTTTTTTATCCCCATTTTAATTTGACTAATTTTAAACTTTAGCCCAATATCATGACCTAGCGAGGCCACAATGATTATTGAAGATATACAAGTCAACGAAGTGAGTTTGGCGGCTAATCCAAAAAATAAAAAGCGGTTTATCTGCATTAAAGATACTAAAGGAGGCATCTTAATGGATAAGTTTTTAAAACTTATGGCGTTCTTGGCAGCTAAGTCGGCAAATGTGCCTGTAGTTGTTCAGGAAGAGTTGAAGACCGTCGATAAGGACGTTTCTTCGGAAGATATTCTCGATATCTTCAAAGATCAGTTAGCTGGTTACACTATTAGCAAAACTATGGACGGTGTAAAACTGGTTGACACTAACAAGTTTGACATTGTTGAGAAGACCAAAGTTGCTGACATTCCTGATGCTGTCAAAAAGCAGATGGAAGCTCAGAACAAAGAAATTAGGGAATTGAAGCTCGACAAGTTCAACTCTACGGTGGCTACTAAAGTTGGTAATGCTCTCATTCCGGTCATCTCCCCACTGTATGAAAAACTCAGCGATGCTGATCTTGCTAAAGTTCTGGATGTTATCAAGTTCCAGCAAGACATCATTAACGAACTTGGTAAAGGCAAGCTTTCCAAAGAGATTCCTACTCCTGGTAAGAATCTTGAAGCTAAGGTTGCTGACTATGCCAAAGCCAACAACATGAAAGAAAGTGATGCTTGGGCCGCTTATGCGAAAGAGCATCCTGCCGAATTTAGCGAGGGGGTGTAATAATGGCTGATCTTGAGAAGAATCTAATTCACGACACTGTAGTTCCGTCTGCCACTTTGGTGGATGCAGAAAACTACATTGTAGACGATTCTGGTGCTAAGACTACGACTCGTAGCCAGATGGCTAAAGGTATCGTTTATGAAGGTTTTGCTGCTAATCTCGCTTCCGATGTTGTCATCTCTGGTGAGATGGAAGCTTACGTTGATGGTACTGTTTCCGCCATTTCTATTGGTGATCCATTAACACCTGATGGTGCTGGTTCTGGAGTTGGTCGCTCTACAGTTGATGGTGTTTTTACTAAAGCAACGGTGGGCACGGATCATGTCAAGGCAACAGCTCTTGAAGCTGCTACTACCATCACCAAAATCCGTGTTCGAATTCCGGCATAAGGAGGTTATAAATGGCTCACTGGAGTGATCAAGTAAACACCACCTACATTGCAAATGTAGCAAATCGGTATATGATTGAGAACCCTTTCAAGGTTTTCAACATCTTCCCGCTTATTACATCGCAGAAGCTTGCGGGTTACATCGCAACTTATACGAAGTCTGACTGGCTTCGCATCGGAACGACCTCTCTTTACAAACGGGTAGGCGCATCCGAATCTGTTGGCGATGACTACACTGTTGGCAAGCAGGCATATCGTTGCGAACAGTACTCCTTCCACAAAGACATAACCAAGGATGATCGGAATGAGTATGATAACCCGTTCGATCCTGTTAACGATTCCATTGATTTTGTTGTGAACCGTTTGCAGCGAGTTCTCTTGAGCGAACTTATCACGTCTTTCTTTGCTTCCAGCATTTGGGGAACGGATGTTGACTATGATGACTCCAGTTATAGCAAGTGGGATGCGAAAACCTCCGGGGTGTCGGATGCCGATCCAGTCGATGAAGTTATGTCTTACCACTCGACGATTAAGTCCACAACTGGTTATCAGGCCAACAAGATGATCATTACCTTTGATGTTCTTAAGGCTCTCAAGTCCAACACCAAGATTATGGACCGCATGAAGACTACCACTGACAAGACTGTCACTCTTGCACTTCTTGCTAACCTCTTCGAGGTTGAGCGCATTGAAGTCTTAGATGCAGTTAATGAAGGTGGGACTGACTTCATGGTCAACGGCAAAATGCTGTTATGCTACACTCCGCCTCGTCCGACCAAAGCAGCTCCTTCAGCTGGCTATAACATTGGCTATGTTGGAGAGTCCAATGGTCGTACTATCGGCACCCGCAAGATCCTCATGCCTGAAAAGAATGATGCTGTGCGTATCGAAGCTGATATGTACATTGATCAGGTAGCCGTCGGTACGGATCTGGCTGTTTTCTGCGAGAACATGGTTTCCTAAGCGAGTGAGGGGGAGAAATCCCCCTTCTTACTATTTTTCATTATGACAGAATCTATCTTATTGCTGGAAGTAGGAAGTGAAGCCCTCCTGGATCTGACCACTGCTGAAAAAACAGCTATCTTGGCTTTATTTACAGATGCTCAAGTCCGCCAAGCAGGAATGAAAACTTTTGATCTCCTACGTAAGAAATTCCTCCCAACGTACAAAATGGGGTCTTCTTATGAAGAACTCTCTGCTAAATATAAATCTTACGACAAGCGTTATAAAGAATATGCCCAGTCAGTAAATGCCGGCAAACTTGCTGTTACTCCAACTACAACTGACTTTACTGATGAAACTGCTTATCCGTTGGAGAGATATAAATGGGTCGCACCAACGCGAGAGTAAAAATTTATCAGCGAATTAAAGACTACCGTGGAACTCAAGTTGATTCTTTTTCTCCTATCCTTGTAGGCGAGTATGACGCTTGGATTGAAGAACACCTAACGGATGATATTTTAACTGTGTACTTCGGTGGACATATGGACAATATGTATCATCGAGACATTCCAAAAGGGCTTTGCTTAATATTTGAAGATGTTAACTTATTTGATTGTTACATGGAATATGATAGCATAACTTATGAGATCTTTAAATATCAGAAGAACATGGATCATCGAGCACAGGTCCATCATGTGGAGTTTTACTATGGCTAGAAGTATTAATCAACTTTATAGAGATATTGAACGCCTAGTAAACTCTATAGGACAGGAAGAAGGTACTATTATCTGTGAAGATGTGTTAAATGAGTTTGAGAATAACGTACCAGTTGATAAAGCCAGACTTGTAGACAGTGGTTTTGGTTATGTTGACGGTATTTTAGTTGCAACGACTGATAAAGGACGAAATGAAAGTAAATTTGGCATAGACGAGCCTCAAATGGAAGGTTTTGGCTATGTACAAGGAGTTAAAAGAATTACTATAAAGTTTTTTACTCCAAAACCAGCAACCCCAAATGCTTCTGTTTTTACTTACTATGGAGGCCAAAAAATATTCGACTACGCTGAATTTGTACTAACAAAAGCTTTTAAAGAAGCTCAAGTCAAGACTTTTATTGCATCAGGGCTGGTGATTTCTAGAGGGCGGATAAAAGAACTTATTAATCGTAAATGCCAGGAGATATTAAGTGGAAACTGAAATAATTGAATATCTTGAAGATAAAACTTCATTTGTGCGTGAAGTTGACCTTTGGACAGATCCAAATGCCACCAAGGAGAAAAATATCATCGTTGTTAAGGTAATAAATGCAACCACTCCTTTTGGTAGCTTAAATGCTCGCAACGTCACCATTTATATTCATCATTTGGACCCAGTTGAGTCATTAAATAATGCAAATACTATTCTTTCCGCACTGAATGAAAAACGCGGAATTGATGAAAACTCTTGGGGCGTGATAGGTGACATAGTAATAAAGTATGAAGGCGTAGACTCTATGAAACGAACTGTTCATAGTGTTTTATTAAAAATAGGACTACAGGAGGATTAATAAATGGCTAATTATGAACTTGGTCCATGTCAGATTCTTTATACCGATGTTGATGGCTCATCTGGGGGCCTGGTAGATCTTGGAAAGACCTTTGGTGGTGTGAAAGTTACCATTGAAGAGTCTTCTCAGCAGCTTAAAACTGACCAAGCTGGTGAAACACCAGAAGATGACATGATCACTGGGACAGTAGTTAAAGTCTCTGCCGCTCTTGCTGATATCTCTCTTGAGAACATGGCTTTCATGCTTAAAGGATCTGTTGAAACCAGTACAACTAAGAAAAAAGTTGTTATTGTTCCCAATGCCGGCACATCACTTATGACTAATGCAAAAAAGCTTGTTATCAAGCCTTACGTTGCTGGCGTTCCTACAACTGATGCTAACAAATGGATAACTCTTTTCAAAGCTGGTATCCGCGCCCAGCTTGATCTCACTTATGATGCGTCAACTCAGCGAGTCATTAAGTTTGAAGCAACTGGTTATCCTGATTCTAATACTGAAATCGGTTGTTTTGGTGACGACACCATAGTCTAATGCTTTTATTTGGTGCCGCAGATATTACATTTACACCAATCACCTCGGGCCAGGATGCAGTCAATTTCTTTGGTGACTATAATCCTGGCTTCGAGGTTGGTTTAGATAATTGGTTATTTATTAGTGATAATTCTGTAGAGTCGTTGTCCAGTGACTCCAATACAGATAATTATTCTTGTTTATTAACAATAGATTCCGAAATAACTGGTTTTGAAGTTACTAATACTAATACTGTTGCTATAATAGAAAATGAAACTTACACTGTTAGTATAGCTGCAAAAGGTTCTATTAGTAATTTGACTATTAACTTGCAAGTAGTTTGGATGGATGATGAGTATAATATACTTAAAACTGATCTAATTGA